GCATTATTGTATGGATACTTTGGGGCAAACGCTGGAGCAGGTTCATTCCATGTTGATTTGGCCGCAGTCTTTATGCCTTTCTTCAGCGCTCTTTTACGCTTCTCCACGATAGTCCCATCAACTCTGCCTCTTGCAAGCCTAGAGTTACTTGGCTCGTTTATCTTTTTCTTCAGTGGGTATGGTTCGTCTGTTGGAGCAGAACCAAAATCTGTTCTAGGATCTGAGAATCCCTTGTTGTAGTTTGGCTTTGTCAGAGGCTTACCTGGGAACACCCCAACCACCACTGGATTTTGTGCAGACTCGGCATCCATAAAAAAGCCAAAGACCATATCACCTTCTTTTGCGGTGTATGATGCTGGAGAGTTTACTGGAATGACTGGATGCGCCCAAGGTAGATCGGCAGTTGGAATTTGGGATTTATCGTCAGTGTGCCAACCGAAACATCTAACTCTCAATCTGCCCAGTTGCTGCGGATCCATGCGATCTTCGACGACACCAACAAACCAAATAAAACCTTCTCTTCCAATAAAGTTTTTAATTGCGCCTGCCATATTAAATCTTCTTCTTGATTATTGATGTTAAATCTGTTGCAGCTGGTATTGCTTGAGAATATGAATCTGAAGAAAATTCAACTATGCTCTCGAATCCAGTTTTATCAAATTTATGATTCAGTGCCGTGACAAGATATTTCCCTGTTCTGTATGGATCCATCTGCTTACCACTTTCATCTGGTGCAACCATCTTCGGGAAGTCGAACTCTACAACATCTCCCGCTCGCATAACAATATCACCAGGAAGCACAGCCATAAATCTGAATGAGTTTAAGGCTGCCAGGTGCAACGCTCTAGGCTGCATCCACTTATCTATGGAGTTTTCTCTTTCTGAACCAGTATCATTTATCTGTATATATGTTGTGAAATATGATTCATAAGACGTGAAGTTTGTTTTATCGGTAACAGTCTTGACTTCGTTGAATTGCTTAAAGTCGTTCAGCAAATTACCGCCACTTTCTGCAAGGTCTAGACTATAATCGTAGTTCTTGTAGGATTGACTGAAGATATCAACTGCCAATAGCCTAGAAGAAACAGAACCATTACTCACTGATGTCATGTAGTCGAAATCGTTTAGGATTTTGAACTTATCAATCGAATCTTTATTCGTAGCAATTTCTGCATCAACTTTCTTAATATCGTAGGATATTTTCTTGTATGGCTCTTGCTCATATAATGACTGCAGGGATTTGAAGTTAAACCCCGTCATAGATTCGTAGAAGAAGTAGCAAAACTTCGGCTGAGTATTATATGCTCTAGCCGTGGCCCATTGAATGACTTCAAATGGTCTGTAGTATGGAACAATAAAATCGTATGTTCCAGCAGTACCCTCAAACATATCAATTCGACTAGGATCTACCTTCATCACATTCAAAAGAACATCGTAGATAATATCTGCGACAGTATAACCTTTATACGATTTACTGACTCGCATTGAGTTGCTCAGTACCATTTCGTCAGAGCAAAAGTGTATATTGTATATCTGCGAGGAATTCTTAACTGGTTTACGATCGGCCACCTTGTATATTCTAAAGATCTTCTCTAGTGGTATGCCAAGGGATGGCTTATCTATGCTAACGCGCAGGTAGTCATTACCGCATAGAGCAAAATTGCAAAAGATGTCAGCACCATCATTGATTATCAACTGGCCACTCATAACAGAAGAATATATGTCTTGATATATTTGCAGTTCTTCAAATATGTTTCTAACGTCAATTGTTTGTCCAGAAGATGATACTATCTCCAGAACATTTATTTTATAGTCTTTGGTAGAGACTGCACCATTACTAGCCATTTTGCATTAACTTCTTAAATTCAAGTTCAATTCCAGGAATATACTTGGCGTCCAAGAGCTTTATCTTTCTCTTTTCTTCGTTAACAGTAATCTCATGTGTGTAGTTAGAAACTGCAGTGATAACCTCGTCCACTGTTAACACAATACCAGGAGAAATTGTCGTGCTATTAGAACTGACGTCCAATGAAGTATCTGCCACACCTGGGACTGCTCTGGTTGTTATTTGACCCGTTGAGAAATCTACTTCATGCTCATTTACAGTGTAAACATTAACTTCTTCGCTCGAGACGAACCCATTATACCGCAATGTTTTGGTGACCTTTAACTCGTAATGGTGTATGGTTGTTTGTGCATCTGGTATGGATTGATTGTACTTGTTTTCAATATACTTGGTCAACGCCTCAGAAGTTAATGGCAAATCATAAAACGGATTTATTATCTGATTGAACAGAAGAACAATCCAGTGTCTAGTAGGAGAACCATAGAGCTTATCTGCAATGCTTTCTGGTGTGTCGTTTTCCTTCATCACATATTCATAATAAATTGCTGTGTTTTCCAGAATCTCTTTTAGAAACGTTGATCTTGCCAATATGTTAGTGACAACCTGAGGTGTTATGTTGGTTGTGTTGAACACATTGTACGGAGTGCTTGGGAAGTTTGAGAAGTAACCAGCCATCAATATCCTTCCTCGATGAGTTTCTTGTGCATAATCTCGACTTCCTTGAACTGTAGTTGCATCGCAATTTCAATTGGCGCACCGTCTTCGTATGTGGCGAACTGGCCAGATGTCACATAGTTGACATCAATACCTTCTAGCACACATGTAGAATACCGAGGGAATGCTAGATTTCTAGAAGTTCCGTTCATCAACGTAATGTCAAACTCAGATGGCGGAATGAAGTATCGAGCAGTGTCTCCAGCTGGTCCTAGTTCTGGTGCCGCATGAAATCGAAATGCGGTAATAATGTTCAGAACCTGTTCCATTTCTGCCTGATTCTTTGGTGTAAACTTAAAGTCGAATTGGAAAGTTCTGTTGTTGATGGCCTTATACAATACTTGAACCTGTGGGTTCAGCGCCAGTCCTTTATTCTTGAGAACTAAATCGGTGACTCCACCTCCCATCATACCAGAGGCTTCTCCAGCTTTACCGATTGCTTCTCCTGCAACACCACTTCCGCCAATATTTTCTTGACCAGAAAGCGTGGTACCAACCGCCCCAGCGCCTTGCGCCATAAAGCCAGCCGTGCCCATAGCCTCAGTTGCAGAAGCAGCGTCCCACTGATTCATCATTTGGTTCTGAATAGTATCTGGGACATACAAGAAAATTGCTTGCGCCAATCGTTTTGTTTTTCTGTCAACACCAATGTTTTGTATGGCCAACTGAGAAGCACCAGCGCCAAATGCACTACCTACAGCCAGTTTAGCTGCTGCTCCCATTGCGGCATTTCTGCCACCAGAAATAAATGCGCTAGCAACAGAACCAAGACCCAAAAGATTTTTGCCTACGAAGGTGGCAGCGCCAGCAGCCACCGAAGCTTTAAGACCAGGCAATCCAGCTTGGTTCTGGGAGTTTTGGTTGGCTGCGCCGCCAAGTGCTGCGGCTCCCGCTGCTCCTGCGACTGGTGATAGCGATGATGTGTATGATGATCTTTCTGCAATATTAATGTTGAACTGTAAGTATGATCCATATTGCGCCACGTCTATTGGATATCGCAACCCATCATTACCCTTATATTTCTGCAGGTCTAGACTAGCCAAAGGACCAGTTGGTTTAGTCACATTAGATGTTTTGCCAAACAATTTGTCCCTGATGATATCACCTGCACTGGTTTTGATTGCAGTTTTAATATCAGAGATTAGAGGCTTTGTGATTATACTCTTAAGAGCCATGAGGTGTTTCCTATAAAAGCTAAATATTTATATGGCATACTCAGGAAGATTTTCACCTAAAAACCCCTCAAAGTACAGAGGCGATCCTACCAATATTTGGTACAGATCCCTCTGGGAACGCAGGGTCATGGAACATCTAGACACAAATTCAACCGTTGTACAATGGTCTAGCGAAGAAATAGTCATACCTTATTTATCTCCTGTAGACAATAAATACCATAGATATTTCCCAGATTTTTTTGTTCGGACTGCAACTGGCTCGATGATCCTAGAGGTCAAACCACATAGCCAGTCAATAGAACCAAAAATGAAGAATCGAAAGACCAAGGGATATATAACTGAAGTCATGACATATGGTGTGAATCAGGCTAAATGGAAAGCTGCTGAGGAATACTGTCTGGACAGAGGCTGGAAGTTCAAGGTTGTGACCGAAAAGGATATCTTTAAGAAATAATGGCTAGTCTACTAAACAAGCTGCAGAAGAATATGACCGCTGCTGGAATCAAACCCAGAACGCAGCAGGCCAGGGCATGGATCGGCCAACAGCTGAGAAACCTCAGAATACCACAAAATAGATCAAATCTTCTAAACGATCCGACCAGAGCGGGTCATCGCGCAGTTATTGGACGTATGTTCTTCTTTCACTACGATCCAAAGTACAAAGACACACTGCCAGTCTGGGATAAGTTTCCACTAGTTCTGCCCATAGAAGTATACCCTGATGGATTCCTGGGACTGAACTTACACTATCTAGATCCATATAATCGTTTATATTTGCTAGATCTTCTTCACGATTTCATTAATAATGATAAATATGATGATTCGACGAGATTTAAGTTGTCATACCAAGTGATGAGTGCGTCAAAGAAATATCGTGTAATGCAGCCTTGTATCAAGCGATATCTGTTCTCACATATAGAATCACAAATGGTTTATATAGAACCAGATAGCTGGGAAACCGCTATCTTCCTACCAACCGAAAAGATGGTGTACAACAGCTAATGGCATTTAATATCAACGAATTCACGAGCCATTTTGACTCGCATCAAACATACTCAAAAGCTTCCAAGTTCGAAGTTTTTGTTTTTCCACCCGACGTAATTAGCGGAGGCTTGTTTGATCGGTTGAAGTTGACCATCGGACGTGGTGGTCTGCGATTCAACATGAACTCATCTCGCGGTCTGCGCTTTCAATGCGAAACAGCAGAACTCCCTGGCTACAATCTGAATACTGTTGATGGTAGAGTATACGGTGCATCGTATGCAGTGGCGGCGACTCCTGTGTTCAATGAACTTTCCCTCAGCTTTATCTGCGCTGCAGACTTATGGGAAAAAGAGTTCTTCGATGATTGGCAGAATGCCATCCTGCCTAAAGATCGGTATGGATACAAGGCTCAATACAGAGACAGCTATGTGTCGAACATTGAGGTCAGACAATTCCATGAGACTGGAGACCTGGCTGCCAAGTATACATTTCTGGAAGCATTCCCTAGTTCTGTATCTCCAATATCTTTGAGTTGGGGATCTGATGAAATTAACAGACTTAATGTTACGTTCAAATACGCCAGATGGGAAAAGAAGGTCGGCGTTGAATTGACAGATAAGATTGATGAGATGATCAATAAGACCACTAGATTGACTAGTATTATTGGTAAATTAAACGGAAAATAATCTTGAGGTGATTTATGCCATTGCCAAAAATTGAACACCCAATAAACGAGGTGTATTTGCAATCGTTGAACAGAAAGGTAAAATACAGACCTTACCTTGTTAAAGAAGAAAAGCTTCTTTTGATTGCAAAAGAATCTGGTGATTCGCAAGAAGTGAAGAACTGCATTAATCAGATTTTACAGAATTGTTGCCTGGAAGAAATTGACATCTCAGATATGCCGATATTTGATG